CAGCGCGCCGAGGTCTTGGCCCGCGCCCTCAACAGCCAGGCCGAGAAGCAATTCGCCGCCAGCCTGCCGGGCGTGAAGCTGCACCAGGACGAGTTCGACCTGTACATGGACTTCGTCGGCCAGTACGGCATGGGCAACTGGCGGCCATCCTCGATGCGCCGCGACCTGCTGGCCGGCAACTACGTCCAGGCCTGCAACGACCTGCTCAAGTACAAGTTCGCCGCCGGCTACGACTGCTCGACCCCGGGCAACAAGCGGTGCTGGGGCGTCTGGCAACGTCAGCTTGAGCGCCACGCCAAATGCATTGGGGCTCAGCAATGAACTACCTGATCGCCGGCCTGCTGGCTTGCGGCGTCGTCATCTACGCCGGCTGGCAGAAGATCGAGGCTCAGTCCCTCGCACTGGACCAAGCCACCCAGCAGATCAGTACGCTGGAGGCGGCCGCCGAATCCCGCCGCAACACCATCAAGCTGCTAGCCGACCTCGACACCCAACACACCCAGGAGCGCGAACGTGCGAATCAGACCAATGCCGATCTGCGTGGCGCTGTCGCTACTGGCAAGCGCCGGTTGTCAGTCCTCGCCGCCAGCTGTAGCCCTGCTGGATCTGCCGCCGCCGCCAGCGTGGGTCATGCAGAAGCGCGAGCCGAACTTGACCCAGCGGCTGCTGAACGAATTGTCCGAATCGCCAACGACGGCGACGACGCCATCCGCCAACTGACAGCCCTGCAGGACTGGGTCAGCAAGGCCTGCCCCACCGCGCAGTAAGGAATTCCCATGGCCATGACCGTGAAGCGCCACCGGTTTGTGGCTGAGTACCTGGTGGACCTGAATGCCACCCAGGCAGCGATCAGGGCTGGATACGCCAAGAAAGGGGCCAAGGACCAGGCCTACCAGCTCATGCAACTGCCGGAGGTTGCCCAGGCCATTGAGGCCGCCATGGGTGAGCGGAACAAGCGGTTGCAGGTGGATGCCGACTACGTGCTGCAACGCCTCACCGAGATTGACCAGCTTGACCTGGCCGACATCTTCGACCTCGACGGCAAACTGATGCCCATTCGGCAATGGCCCCTGATCTGGAGGCAGATGGTCAAGGAAGTGGACATGAAGACCGGAAAGGTCAAGTTCCACGACAAGCTGCGTGCGCTTGAGCTGATCGGCAAGCACGTCAATGTCAATGCGTTCCGGGAGCAGGTGAACCACACCGGCGAAATCAACTTCACGGACATGACGGACGAAGAACTTGAACGCCGTATTGCCAAGCTCTCCGGCCAGCAGGGCTGAGAAGCAAGAACTACTGGCGCTGCTGGAGGAGCGAAAGCGGCGTAATGCCCAACGCCAGTACCTGCTGCAGTTCGAATCGCTCTACGAATGGCAGCTCAAGTTCGTTAGGGCCACGGCTGATTTCTCGTCGTGCATGCTCATGGCGGGCAACCGGGTCGGTAAGACCCGCACCGGCCTCACGATCGATGCTGTGCACTTGCTGGGCGACTACCCGGCCGACTGGGAAGGGCATCGGTTCAGCCACGCACCACTGTGCTGGCTGCTGGGCTACTCGATGGAGAAGACCCGCGACCTGCTGCAGAAGCCGCTGTTCGGCACCTACGAGAACGGCAAGTGGTCGGGCGGTCTGATACCAGCTGACCGTATCGTCGGCCACCTTTCCGCCAGCGGCACGCCCGGTGCGATGCGCGAGATCCGGGTAAGGCATGCGTCAGGGGATGTAGCCACGGTGCAGTTCTGGTCCTACAGCCAGGGCCAGCACGCAATCATGGGCGACAGCGTCGACTGGTACCACATCGACGAAGAGCCCGAAGACAAGGAAATCTACCCGCAGGTCATCACCCGGACCGCCACTGGCGACCGTGGGCGAGGCGGGCGGGGCATCTTGACCTTCACCCCTGAGAACGGGCGAACCGAACTGGTCGTCAAGTTCATGGACGATCCGGGCGAAGGCCAGTACATGCAGCGCGCAACCTGGGATGACGCGCCGCACCTCACCGACAAAATCAAGACCGAGTTGCTCAGCGCATACCCGGCTTGGCAGCGCGATATGCGTACAAAGGGGCTTCCATTGCTCGGTACCGGCCTGATCTTCGACTTCGGCGACGACGACATCAAATGCGCCCCGTTCCCGTGCCCCGACCACTTCTGGGTCATCAACGGCCTGGACTTCGGGTGGGATCACCCGCAGGCGCACGTGCAGCTTTGGATCGACATGGAAGCGGACGTGGTCTATGTCGCCCATGCCTGGAAGCAGTCGAGGGTCACCCCAGTGACAGCCTGGGGCTCTGTCAAGTCTTGGGCCCAGCATGTGCCAACGGCCTGGCCAAGCGATGGTTTGCAATCCGAGAAGTCATCGGGCGACGAGCAGAAGAAGGCCTACGCCGATGCTGGCTGGAACATGCTGCCAGAGCATGCAACGTGGCCTGAGGGTGGCGTAGGCGTAGAGGCCGGCCTGGTCCAGATGTACGAGCGCATGACCACCGGCCGCTGGAAGGTGTTCAGCCACCTCAGCGGCTTCTTCGAAGAGAAGATGAACTACCACCGCGACGAGAAGGGCCGGATCGTCAAGCTTGGCGACGACATCCTGGCTGCGGCGCGGTACGCCTACATGATGCGGCGCTTCGCCCGTCAGCGGTTCCAGTGCCGGCCGGTTACCCACGGCAAACATCAATCCCATTACGATCCATTCAACTGAGGGCTTTCCCATGGGCGGAGCAGCCAAGAAAGTAGCGAACGTGGCCACTTTAGGCCTTGCCGGCAAAGTACTCGGCGATTCCTTTGAGGCACCGAAAACGGAGACCACCACCCCAGATCAGGTGGATACCAATGACGTATCCAATGCCGATGCTCAGGGCTTTGCCGATGACAAGCGACGTCGTGCCAAGGCTGCAGGGCTGTCGTCAACGATCCTGGGCGGGGCCAGCGCTGCTGCAGCGCCGACAGCCACCAAGACCTTGCTGGGCCAATAATCATGGCTGACACCATGCGCCAAAGGGCCGAGAAGCGCCTCGGCATGCTCAAGAATGAGCGCACGTCCTGGGAGACGAACTGGCGCGAGTTGTCAGACTTCATCCAGCCTATGCGCTCTCGCCTGCTTGGCGATCAGCAGGTAAACAAGGGCGACCGCCGAAACAGCAAGATCATCAACAACGAGGCTACCGAGGACAGCGGTGCACTGGCAGCTGGCATGATGTCGGGGCTTACCTCGCGTTCGCGCCCATGGTTCAACCTGGTGGTGCAGAATAAGCAGGCCATGGAGTTCGGCCCGGTCAAAGACTGGCTGTTCGAAGCATCGGAGCGCATGCGCGATGTGCTGCTGCGCTCCAACTACTACAACTGCCAGCACGTTTCCTACCTCGAAATGGGCGTGTTCGGCACCGGCGCCATCTGGATCGACGCTGATACCAAGACTGGTATTCGCTGCGAGGTCTTCACCGCCGGCGAGTACTACGTTGCCAACGGCGCCGACGGCAAGTGCAACAGCTTCTACCGCGAGTTCAAGCTGACCGCTGCACAGATGGCCGAGCGCTTTGGCGTCGAAAATCTCAGCACGCAGGCGCAGAACGCGCTGAAGCAGTCCCAACAGGATCAGTGGTTTGACTGCGTGCAGATGGTTGAGCCAAACGCCGATCACGCGCCTGGGTCGAAGGTAAGCCGGCTGCTTCCGTTCGTATCGTTGGTATGGGAGAAGTCGGCACCGGCTGACAAGGTGCTCGAGCACAAGGGCTTCCACGAATTTCCTGTGGCCGTGATGCGCTGGGATGCTCTGCCGGGCGATTGCTATGGCACTGGCCCGGGCCGGCGCTGCCTTGGCGATATCAAGGCCCTGCAGTTGTACGAGCGCAGTTCAGCGCGCTTAGTCGAGACGGGCGCCAACCCGGCCATGCAGGCGCCGACCAACCTGCGTGATCAGGCCAGTTCCACCCTGCCAGGCTCGATCACCTACGTTGACCAGGTTGGCGGCCAGAACCAGATGGCGCCGATCTACACCCCCGACGCCAAGTGGCTGCAGTTCATCGAGTCAAAGATTGGCAAGCACGAAGCCCGCATTCGTCGGTCGTTCTATACCGACCTGTTCCTGATGATCAGCCAGATGGATGATGTCCGGACGGCAACCGAGATCAACGCCAGGCGCGAAGAGAAGATGTCCATGCTCGGTCCGGTCGTTGAGCGCGTGGACTTTGAAGGCCTGGACCCGATCATTGAGCGCGTTTTCGGCATCATGCTGCGCCAGTCCTTGCCCATCTGGGCGGGGCTTGTCGAGGGTGAGCCGCTGCTGCCTGAGCCTCCGGAAGAGATCGGCGACACCGTCATAGAGGCCGATTACA